TCGTGGAGCTGCGCCAGCGGCAAGGTGCGGACTGGCTGTGCGTTTACGCCGAGCGCGTGCGCGGTGAAGTTGTTTTTTCGCGGGCATGGTTACTCAAGCACTGTACTTTCTGCTAAAGTCGTGCCCGCCAACCTTGTTAACGTGTGCCCTCTGGTGGGGGCTGGGTAACCCGTACACGCGGGTGGAGGTTGGCGCTTTCGTGCCCAGCCTCCACCAGAGGGCCTTTCTTCCGAAAGCGCCCAATGCCTTTTCTATCCAACCCGTGGCAACGCCGCCCTAGTCAGGGGGCGTCATGACCACAGTGCAACGCATCACCCCCCACCTGCGCGACGTAGAAGCCCCCGCCGCGATCCGTGACCTGCCAGCTTGGCTGCTGTGGCGCTTCGAGGCAGTACCTGGGGGCGGCAAGCCCCGTAAGGTGCCTTACTACGCCAACGGCGGGCGCCGGGCAGGCGAGCAAGGCAGCCCGGGCGACGTCTCCAACCTAGTCACCTTTGACGCAGCCAAGGCTGCAGCAGCACGTCGGGGCTTTGATGGTGTGGGCTTCGCTGCCCTGCCGTCGTTCGGCATCTGCGCCTTGGACTTCGACAACTGCATCACCAACGGTCAGATCCACCCCGACGTTGAGCCCCTGCTGGCCGACACCTACGCCGAGTTCTCCCCCAGTGGGCAGGGCGTGCGCCTTTTCTTCAAAGGCGACTTAGGAAACGGTAAGGCTTTGCGCGACGGGCCCTTCGGTATGGAGTGCTTCAGCACCCGTGGGTTTGTCACGTTCACGGGCAACACGCTGGACATTACAGAGCTGCTGGGCAACACCGACACTGTAGCCCCCATCAACGACACCGTACTGAACCTGCACAGCCAACGGTTCCAGCGGGTAGCGCAAACCCTAGAGGCCCCTGCAAGTGGCGTAGACCCGGTGGGGTTGCTGCCGGTGCAAGTGGATCAGCTACTGACCCGCCTAGACCCTGACATGCCTCATGACGACTGGTTGCATGTGGGCATGGGCCTGCACCACGAGACCCGGGGCGAGGGCTTTGACCTGTGGGACGCCTGGAGCGCCCGTAGCAGCAAGTACCCGGGTGCAGACGCCTTGCGCCAGCGGTGGGACAGCTTCGGCAGGCACAACGACCGCACGGTGACGCTGCGCACTGCCATGCACATGGCTGGCATGACCTTTAGCGGCCCGGCTAGTGCGGATGAGTTTGAGGCGATGGTGGAATCCGATATCGGAAATCCGATATCGGAAACCAAACCCCCACGTTTTGTCTTTGAGCCAGTGCACGAGTTCAGCAGCACAACCGCACTGCCTTGGATCATCAAGGGCGTGCTGCCTAAAGCCGCGCTTGGGGTGGTGTACGGGGCCAGCGGCAGCGGTAAGAGCTTTGCGGCACTGGACATGGCCATGGCCATAGCGCGGGGCGCAGAGTGGCGCGGAAGGCGCGTGCGCCAGTCCAGGGTGGCCTACGTAGCGGCCGAGGGCGCTGATGGCTTCCGCAAGCGCGTAGCGGCTTACTCAAAGCACCACGGGGTTGACCTTGCCAGCGTGCCCATGACGGTGCTCAACGGCGCACCCAACTTGCTTGAGGTCAAGGACGCTAAGGACATTGTGGTGGGCATACGCGCCAGTGGTGGGGCTGACCTCATCATCGTGGACACCTTTGCCCAGACCACCCCTGGCGCGAACGAGAACGCGGGCGAGGACGTGGGCAAGGCCTTAGGCCATTGCAAGCGCATCCACGAGGTTACGGGGGCCCTGGTGCTGTTGATTCACCACAGCGGTAAGGACTCCAGCAAGGGGGCGCGTGGTTGGTCGGGCTTACGCGCTGCCGCTGACGCAGAGATAGAGGTGGTACGGGAGGGCGATGCCAGGGCGTTGCGCCTTACAAAGTCTAAAGACGGCGTGGACGACTTGGCTTGGGGCTTTACCTTGAACGTCGTGCAGTTGGGTGTGGATGAGGATTTAGACCCCATTACCTCGTGCGTCGTAGAGGAGGCCGCCCTGCCACCAGTAGGGGGCAATGCGCTGCGCAAAATGGGCAAGAACGAGAAGGTAGTGAACGAGGTTATTCAAGAGATGGCGCAAGCCCAGAGCGAAGGCATCGAGGTTGGGGCTGTGATTCTTGAGTCCGTTCGCAGGATAAAAGAGCGCGATGGCATCCAGGATGACAAGAAAGGCAACTGCAAGACGCTGGCCAGGCGTGCGTTGAACTCGCTTTGCGAAGGCGATGACGCGCCTTACTGGTTGGATGTGGACACCAACACCGTTTCAGTTTGCTAATTTTTGCAAGTTAGAGCATGCAAAAAATTGCAGAAAGGCAAAACCCTACTTCCTACTTTTCACCCTACTTTTGCAAAAGTAGGGTTTGCGATGATCCCAAAACCACCCTACTTCCCTACTTCTTCCTTTAGGAGAAGTAGGAAGTAGGGTAGGGATCGGGGCCTAAAAACAGGGCAATCTGCAAAAAACTGCGAGTAGGGTGCTGGAAGGGGCAATTTGCAAAAAACTGCAAGCAACGAATTTATACTGAAAGGCCTGGTATGAAAATTCGACTAAACGAACTTGGTCGCAGAATTGGCGAATGCCACCCACGTGCGAAGCTGACAGACGAAGAAATCGAACTGGTGTTTCAGTTGCTTGAAGACGGCATGAGCATGCAGCACGTGGCCGACAAGTTCGAGGTGTCCAAGGGTTGCATCTGGAAAATCTGGCACGGCTTTAGGCGTGCGCAGGTAGCCGCCCGCGTCGTGTCCGTGGTTTCTTAGCAAAGCGTTAGAATCTTGGACATGTCACTTTTCCACCCTTACGACTGGAAGCCCCCGTTCCTGGCTGCGCTCAAGGCGTATCCCGTGATAACGCACGCCTGCGAGGCGGCCGGCATTGAGCGCAGCACGGCGTACCGCGCCCGAGAAGTTGACCCGCATTTTGCCGAGGCATGGGACAACGCCGTAGAGGACGGGATTGATCGCGCGGAGAAAGAGGCCTTTAGACGCGCCGTAACGGGCTTTGAGGAGCCTGTAATCGACAAGGGGCGGCTAGCCTATGCCTACGAGCGTTACGTGGACGCAGAGGGCAAGGAAGCCTACCGCCCCATCTTGGACGCGAACGGACAGCCCGTACCCCTCACGGTGCGTAAGCACAGCGATGCCCTGCTGTCATTGATTCTCAAGGGGCGGCGCAAAAAGGTTTTTGCCGACCGCACCGAGCTTACTGGTGCCGATGGCGGCCCCGTGCAGCAGGTAGACGAAACCGCCAAGGCAGCGCGGGTAGCGCAGTTGATGGCAATAGCCGCCCAGCGCAAGGCGCAGCAGGACGAGTTTGGAGACTTGGCATGAAAGTTTTTGAGATTCTGTTTTTGGGGCTTTGTCTAGCCGTAAGCTCTGTGCTTTTTGTCATGGGCTTGGACTTATTAAAAGGTTACGCAATGTGGTTTGCTCGCGTAGTGGCCGCGGGGTTAATGGCGACGGCGTTTATCTGCGTCTGGGTTGCTATGTGGAGAGGCTTGACATGGTCGACCTGATACCCGCCTTTATCACCGCCCTGATCATGGGGTTTGTTGCTGGCTGTGCTTGGGCGGAATACAAGCGCCGCGATCAATGACCCCGCAGCAGGCGCGTGAACTTCAGCGCTACCTGACACCGACAGAGCGCGACGAATTGTCGGCGCTTATCGCTGACGACTTGAGCGCAACACCTTGGCGCCCCCTCCCTGGTCCGCAGACTATGGCCTACGAAAGTATGGCCGACGTTATTGGGTTTGGTGGCGCTGCAGGCGGGGGTAAAACCGACTTAGCCATAGGCATGGCGCTTACGCAGCATCACCGCGCGCAAATGTTCCGCCGCGAAGGCCCACAGCTTGTTGGCATCATCGACCGCCTGGTAGAGATTGTTGGGTCGCGCGACAACGTGACGGGCAAGCCAACCACGTACATCGAGAGTTCGCGCGACTTAAAAGTTGAGTTCAACAGCGTGCCGAACTTAGGGGATGAGACGAAGTACCAAGGGCGCCCAAAAGACCTGTTGGTGATTGACGAGGCCGCCAACTTTTTGGAGGCGCAGGTTCGCTTCCTCAAAGGTTGGGTGCGGACAACCCGCCCCGGGCAGCGCACGCGCACACTGCTTACGTTTAACCCGCCCACCAACGCCGAAGGCAGGTGGGTCGTAGAGTTTTTTGCCCCCTGGCTAGACAAGCGCCACCCGCTGTACCCAACCACGCCAGGTGCATTGCGCTACGTGTACGTTGACCCAGAAACGGGCAAAGACGTGTGGTTGACTGACGACGACCCACGGCCCTTCGTACTGGAGCGCGGCCAGCGCGTGTACGGTTTTAACCCTTCCGACTACAGGTTGGAAGACATCATAAAACCGGAGTCGCGCACCTTTATACCGTCGCGTATTACGGACAATCCGTTTTTGGTGTCCACAGGCTACATGGCTCAACTTCAAGCGCTCCCCGAGCCGTTACGCAGCCAGATGCTGCTTGGCGACTTCGAGGCGGGCATGGAAGACGACCCGTGGCAGGTGATCCCTACCCGCTGGGTAGAGGTGGCCATGGCCCGCTGGCGAGAACGCAGCCCGCGCGGGGAGATGATGGCTATGGGCGTGGACGTTGCCCGCGGGGGCCGGGACCAGACCATCATCTCGACCCGCCATCGCGCAGAAAACAGCGAGCTGTGGTTTGACAGACTGCACGTTTACCCTGGCCAAGAGACTCCAACGGGGCAGCACACTGCGGGTTTGGTGATAGCCCAGCACAGAGACAACGCACCAATCAACATCGACGTGATAGGCGTGGGGGCCAGTCCTTACGACATTCTGCGCAGTACGCACCAGATACACGGCGTTAACGTGGCCGAGTCCGCAACCACTACCGACAAGTCGGGTCGCCTGCGGTTTTTCAATCTGCGCAGTCAACTGTGGTGGCAAATGCGCGAGGCGCTAGACCCCGCTGCGGACAACGGCATCGCGCTACCGCCCGACAAAGACCTGTTGGCAGAGCTTTGCGCCCCCCGCTGGGAGCTATCAGGCGTGACGATAAAGGTGGAGAGCAGAGAGGCAATTGTGTCGCGTGTTGGGCGAAGCCCGGACAGAGCAAGCGCCCTCGCTCTAGCCCTGATACCGACACCGAAAATACGCAACTTGATGTCGGCAGACGCCACCCTAGACAGCATCGCCAACTACGACCCCTACCGGCGCATGTAAGCCCCCGTGTCCGTGGCGCTGCAAGGCGTGTGCACAATGGCCCCAGATCATAGGAGCCCACACCGTGTGCTTGAGCAAACCCAACGTACCACCACCCCCAACGCCTCCCCAAGAGGTTAAGCAGCCTGACGCGACTACAGCACGCCGCACGCGCAACCAGCAAACTGGTATGGCTGGCGGCAGCATGCTGACTGGCCCCTCTGGCATCGCTAACAGCGCCGTGGCAACAGGGCGCACCACGCTGCTTGGCCAATGACACCCGGCCAGCCCTTAGACGGACGCCGCCGCGCACTTGCCCGCAAGACTGCGCTGTGGACTGAACGCACCACCTGGGTAGAGCACTGGCGCGAGATCAGTGAGTACCAGCAGCCCCGCACGGGACGCTTTGTGGTGACTGACCGCAACAAGGGCAACAAGCGCTTCAACAAGATCCATGACAACACCGCGGTGTTCGCCGCCCGCACACTGGCTGCGGGCATGATGTCGGGCATGACCAGTCCGGCCCGTCCGTGGTTCCGCCTGGAGATTGCTGATAGCGAGCTCATGGAGTCGGCAGCTGTCAAGACTTGGCTGCACGACACCAGCAAGCTGGTGCGCGCGGTGTTCGCTACTTCCAACACCTATCGCAGCCTGCACTCAATGTACGAGGAGTTGGGCTTGTTTGGTACGGCTGCCAGTGTGGTGCTGCCCGACTTTGAGACGGTCATGCATCACTACCCACTGACTGTGGGCGAGTACGCACTGGCCACCAACCAACGTGGCGAGGTCGATACGATTGCCCGCGAGCTGTCTATGACGGTATCGCAACTGGTCGAGATGTTCGGCCTAGAGAATTGCAGCCCCGCTGTCCGCACGCTGTGGGATCGCGGCGCTTACGACCAGTGGGTCGAGGTCATTCACCTGGTTGAGCCCCGCCGTGGGCGCGACGTGACAAAGGCTGACAAGCGCAACAAGCGGTTTGCCAGCTACTACTTTGAGCCAGGCCGAGACAATTGGGACACCTACCTGTCCGAGTCAGGCTTTGACCGGTTCCCCGCGCTGTGCCCCCGCTGGGTGGTGACAGGCAACGACGTGTATGGCAGCAGCCCCGGCATGGAGTGCCTGGGCGACGTGAAGCAACTGCAGCACCAGCAGCTACGCAAGGCGCAGGCGATTGACTATCAGGTCATGCCGCCGCTGCAAGTGCCCACTGCCTACAAGGAAGCCGCAGCGAACCGCCTACCTGGTGGTGTGATGTACGTGGATAACGTAGGGCAGGGCGGCGGTGTACGCAGCGCATTCGAGGTCAACCTGAACCTGCAGCACTTGCTGATGGACATTCAGGACGTGCGCGACCGCATCAAGTCGAGCTATTACGCTGACCTGTTCCTGATGTTGGCCAACGACTCCCGCAGCGGTATCACCGCCACCGAGGTAGCCGAACGCCACGAGGAAAAGCTGTTGATGCTTGGTCCCGTACTGGAACGCCTGCACAACGAGCTGCTGTCACCCATGATCGACATGGCGTTTGACTACTGCGCCCGCGCCAACATCCTGCCCGAACCCCCGCAAGAGTTGCAGGGCATGGAGCTCAAGGTCGAGTTCATTAGCGTACTGGCCCAGGCACAGCGTGCTGTTGCGGCGCAAGGTGTCGACCGCCTGCTGGGCAGTGTTGGTCAGCTTGCCGCCCTCAAGCCTGACGTGCTGGATAAGGTCAACTTTGACCAAGTGGTGGACGACTACAGCGAGATGTTTGGCGTAAACCCCAAACTCATCGTGCCCGACGATGCGGTGGCTGCGACGCGCCAACAGCGCGCACAGCAGATGGCTGCGCAGCAAGCCGCTGCCGCTGCGCCTATGGCTGCCGACATGGCAAAGACCGTGGGTGATACCAACGTGCAGGGTGTGCAGGACGTTATGAACAGCCTCATGGGCTACGGCACGCCAAGCCCGTCCGCTGCGTAGCGTGTCCGTGAACGTAAGGCCACACGCTACATTGCGAGAGTGGCAAACATCAACGATCCGACAGACCTGAACCGCATAGAGCGCGACACCGAAGCCGATGAGGCCAAGGTTCGTGATATTCGGCGCAAAGAGCTGGACGACCTGCGGTGGATGCTAGGTCACCCCCAAGGGCGGCGCGTTATATCCCGATTGATCGAACAGACCGGTATCTACCGGACTTCGTTCAACCACAGTGGCAGTGTGATGGCTTTCAACGAAGGTCGCCGCGATGTTGGTTTGTGGTTGACCGCCGAACTCTCGGAAGCGTCGCCCGACGGGTTTGTCAAAGTACTCGCGGAGTGCAGGACTAAAAAATGAGTGAAATCACAGCGGACACCACCACACCGACCCCCGACGGTGGAAACGCAAGCGCTGAAGCGCAAACCCCCAGTGTGCCGGCAACTGAGAGCACGAAGCCCGACGACACAACGGCGAAACCCGACGCGCAGGCTGCAAAGCCTGATGAGGCGGCCAAGCCCGACGTGCCTGAAAGCTACGACTTGCAGATGCCAGAAGGCGTAGAGCTCGATACGGCAGCCGCCAAAGAGTTCACCGACTTGGCCAAGGAACTGAAGCTCGACAACGGAACCGCGCAAAAGTTTGCAGGTATCGCAGCCAGTATGGCCCAGCGACAAATGCAAGCCCATGCCGACCTGGTGTCAGGCTGGGCCGAGCAAGTCAAGACCGACAAAGAGATCGGTGGCGACAAGCTAGACCAGAACCTAGCCGTAGCACGCAAGGCAATTGACGCCTTCGGATCGCCAGAACTCAAGGCAGTGCTGGAAAGCACGGGCTTGGGCAACCACCCCGCGGTGGTAAAGGCGTTCTTCAAAGCGGGCAAAGCTATTAGCGATGACGTAATGGTGGCCGGTGCGGCTTCGCGCTCGGCTGTAGGCCGCGATGCAGCAGCAGTGCTGTATGGCAGTAAAACCTGAAAGGAAATTAAATCATGGCAACCCTCCCAACCACCGCTGGTGCAGTCACCTTACTGGACTTCGCCAAGAGCATTGACCCCAACGGCAAGACAGCCACCGTAGTGGAACTGTTGAACCAGACCAACACCATGTTGCAGGACATGCCTTGGATTGAAGGCAACCTGCCAACGGGCCATCGCACAACCATTCGCACTGGCTTGCCATCTGTCGTGTGGCGCCAGATGTACAAGGGTGTGCCCCCAAGCAAGACAACCCGCGCGCAGGTTGACGACGCTTGCGGCATGCTGGAAGCCCGCGCCGAGGTGGACGTAGAAATCGCCAAGCTGAACGGCAACACGTCCGACTTCCGCTTGTCCGAGGCTCAAGGTTTCTTGGAAGCCATGAACCAAGCGATGATGACCGCCATGATCTACAACGACGTGACGGTCAACCCAGAGCGCCCACAGGGCTTGGCCCCGCGCTTCAGCTCGTTGGCTGCCTCTAACGGTCGCAACATCTTTGACGCCGGCGGCACAACCAACCTGACTTCCATCTGGTTGACATGCTGGGGCCAGGACACCGTGCACGGCATTTTCCCCAAGGGCAGCACCGCTGGCTTGGAGCACGAAGATCTGGGCATCATCGATGCGTTTGACGGCGACAACAACCGCTATCGTGCCTACGCTGACCACTGGAAGTGGAAATGCGGTTTGTCCCTGCGCGACTGGCGCTATGTATCGCGTATCGCCAACATCGATACTGCAGCGCTGCTGGCCCGCACAGGTACGCAGGCGATCACTGCTTCGACCAACATCATCTACTTGATGATGGACGCAATGAACGCCATCCCGTTCATGGGCAAAGGCACGCCAGTGTTCTACGCCTCGCGCAAGGTCAAGGCTTCTTTGCAGAAAATCGCCCTCGACCGCAACCAGTCGGCGCTGTCTATCCAGCCCGCTGCAAGCGAGTTTGGCAAGCCTGGTATCGCGTCTGTTGACGGCGACCTGCGTTTCTTCGGCATCCCAATCCGCACTGTGGATTCCATTGTCGAAAACGAAACCCGCGTAGTTTGAGCGTAATTGAAACCGTGAAAGGAACTGAAAAATGATTTTAGACAGCCAAACCCGTTTCAGTGACGCTCAGTCTGTGGCCTCGGCTGCAGGCGACGTGGTGTCCACTGACATCTATGACACTGGCGCCGCCGCCGATGTTGGCATCGGCCAAGAGGAGATGCTGCAGATTCAGGTAAACGAAGCAGTCGTTGGTGCAGGCGCCAGCGTGCAGTTTGTGTTGCAGACATCTGCTGCATCAAACTTCAGCGCGCCGGTTGAATTCCCCTTGACCGCTGCGGTGCCTGTGGCCTCCCTGACGGCCAACAGCTTGCAGTACCGCGGTCGCTTGCCTATCGGCTTGCTGCGCTACCTGCGCATCGTGTACCGCGTGACTGGCGCTACCACCACCGACGGCACCGTGACCGCTTTCCTGGCCAACGATCTGCAGATTGCACCCGCACTGCCGACCACTGTGCCCGGCGTCAAGTAAGTAGGAGCCGCCTATGCCAAAAGTTGTTGGCCAGGCGGTCGCGCGTCAGCGGGCTTACTACCCGCTGGCGTCCGGTCACTGTCGTGTCGTAGAGCCCGGCGAAACCTTCGACCTTATCGAAGGCCACACAGACGGCAACTGGTTCGTAAGCGCGGAGCCTATTGCGGCCCCTGCTATAAAACCAGTAGCAGTTCCTAAGGTTCCCGCCCCGCGTAAGAAGCCGCCGGAGCCTGACACGTTGGCGTAGTGCTATAATCCCTGCACCTTCATGTGTCTCCTTGTTAGCCCGCCTTGTGCGGGCTTTTTCTTGGCGTGTCCGTGGTGCTAGGTCTCATCCCTAAACTAAAGCCCACCGGAGACCCCCATGCCCTCAATCGTTCAGATATGCAACATGGCCTTGAGCCACATTGGCGCACAGGCGAACGTCGCCAGTATCAGTCCACCGGACGGCGGTGTTGAGGCGCACTTTTGCGCTGCGTTCTACGACCAAGCCCGCACCGAGATGTTGGAGCCTGGCAACTGGGCGTTCTCACTAAAACGTGCGTCTTTGCCGCCCGTTACCAACGACAGCGAGGCCTGGACCTTCGCCTACGCTCTGCCGTCTGACTGCATGCGTGCACTGCGCGTGCGCCTGGGCCGCACTATCTTTGAAGAAGACAGCGCCTACTACAGCCCCGACGACAACGACGGGGCGCCGTTCACCATTGAGGGCCGCACGCTCTACACCAACAGCGAGGAGCCCACCTTGCTCTACGTGAACGATGTGCAAGACCCTTTCAAGTTCACGCCGACTTTCGTTACTGCGCTGTCTTACCTGCTGGCTAGCTACTTGGCCGGGCCGATAATTCGAGGCAACGAGGGCATCCGCATAGGTGACGCAATGCGCCAGCGGGCTACCGCTTTGGCGAGCGCGTCGGCTGCCAGTGCCGCTAACGCAAGCACCACACCGCACGAGTTCTTGCCGTCCAGCATAGAGGCCCGCCGATGAAAACCGCTTTGCGTTCCTTCGCGGGCGGGGAGATCACCCCAGAACTGGTTGGCCGCCTAGACCTGACCAAGTACCAAACAGGCCTGGCCCTGTGCCGCAACTTCATTACCTTGCCTCACGGGCCTGCTGCCCGCCGCGCCGGCCTGGAGTTCATAAACGAGGCCAAGGACAGCACGCAAGCGGTGCGGTTGGTGCCGTTCTCGTTCAACGCCGAGCAGACCGCCGTGCTTGAGTTCGGGCACCAGTACATCCGCTTTCACATTGAAGGCGGCACGGTGCTAGAGGACGCCAAGACAGTAGAGGGCGGTCTGGGTACAGGGACGTTGACGATTACCGCGCACGGTTACGCCACGGGCGATTGGCTCTACATCGTCAACGGCTATTACAAAATAACAGTAACCGATGCCGACACCTTCAACGTCCTCAACCTAGATGGCACCGCCGCGATAATCCTGCCCGGGGGCTCCGTAACCGCGCAGCGGGTTTACACGGTCGCCACGCCCTACGCCGCCGCCGACCTGTTTGACATTAACTACGCGCAAGACTCTGACGTTCTTACGCTCGTGCACCCGTCATACCCCGCTAAAGAGCTAGCACGACTGGGAGCGACAAACTGGACGCTAACCGACATATCTTTTGCCCCGCCCAGTGACGCACCAACGGGCGTTGCCGTTGTGCCAACGGTTGCAGACCCGAGCAACCCTTCGCCCCAAAGTTACGTTGTAACTGCGGTTGGTGCTGACGGCGTTACCGAATCGCTGGCAAGCACCGCCGCAAGCGCAACAAACAACCTGACACTAGCTGGCAACTACAACACCGTGACATGGAACGCGGTTAACGGCGCCAGCCGCTACAACGTGTACAAAAAGCGGGGCGGCGTTTTTGGCTACATTGGCCAGGTGCGCCCCGCGCCCGTGTCGTCCCCCGTCAACATCGACAGCATTGCTAGGGGCAGTGACTCCCGCACGGTTACCGTTACGACAGACGTGGCTCACGGTCGCACTCTTGGTGACACCGTACTTATACAGGGCACAGGGGTTGGTTCTTTCGATAGCGCGTGGGTTATCACCGAGATTGTGGACACCGACACTTTCCGCTTTGAGTCAACTAAAAAGGGCTTCAACGTCAGTAGCAACGGCACGGTTACCAACCTTGCCTTATCGCTGATTGACGACAACGTACTGGCGTCTGATACGCAGTCCCCGCCCGAGGACATCATCACGCTGAACGACGACAGCAACAGCTACCCCGGCGCTACTACGTACCACGAGCAACGCCGCTGGTTCGCAGGCACCAACGAGAAGCCCCAGACCATGTGGGGTACGCGCACTGGCACGGTGTCTAACCTGACAAGCTCCCTGCCCAGCCAAGACGCCGACGCCATGGAGCTGCGCTTGGCTGCGGTACAGAACAACCGCATCCGCCACCTAGTTCCTTTGTCGGACATGATCGCGCTGACCGCGGGCGGCGAATTCCGCATATTCTCGGACAACGCCCCGGCCATCACGCCCACCAGCGTGTCGATCAAGCCCCAAGCCTACGCAGGGTCCGCAAGCGTGCAGCCGGTTGTGACTACGGGCTCCATCCTGTACGTGCAAGCCCAAGGCTCTCGCGTGCGGGAAATGGCCTATAGCTGGGAAAGCAGCGCCTACCGCACGGTGGACATGAGCATCATGGCCCCGCACCGCTTCACGGGCTTTACGATCAAGCAAATGGCTTTCGCCCGCGCGCCTGACGCCATCCTGTGGGCCGTGCGTAACGACGGCGTGCTGCTGGGCCTGACCTACGTACCGGACCAGCAAGTGTATGGCTGGCATGCCCACGACACCGACGGGGCTGTGGAGAGCGTATGCACCGTGGCCGAGGATAACGAGGACGCCGTTTACATCGTAGTGCGCCGCACTGTTGGTGTGGCCAGCCCGCGCACCGTGCGCTACGTCGAGCGCATGCGCCAGCGCACGTTCCTGACACCCGCCGATGCGTTCTTTGTTGACAGCGGGCTGACGTACCAAGGCACGCCCACCACAACGATCAGCGGGCTAAAGCACCTCAATGGTAAAGACGTGTCCGTCCTTGCCGACGGCGCAGTGCACCCACCCCGCCAAGTTCTTAACGGCACGATAACTTTGGAAGCCGCGGCGTCTAAGGTGACAGTGGGTCTGCCATACACCTCGGACATGCAGACTTTGCCCCTGGTGCTTGAGGGCATGCAGGCTGCAGGGCAGGGCACGACCAAGAACGTGTCGCGCGTACACCTGCGGGTAAGCCGTTCGTCTGTTGTGCGCGCGGGCCCTAGCTTTGACCAGCTCGTTACGTACCAAACCCGCTCGACAGACGACAACTACAACTCCCCGCCCGCGCTGTTGACTGAGGAGATTCAGGTGCCCGTCGCCCCTTCTTGGACGCGCGACGGGGCGGTGTGCGTGCGCCAGGACGCGCCCCTTCCGCTAACGGTACTGTCCATGGCCTTGGAACTGCAAACGGGTGGCTAAGGTACTGATTAGAGAAACCACGCTTGCGGATGTTGCCGCCCTAGTGGCTAACATCCGCGAAGCCGACCGCCGCGAGGTGCAAGCCTACGGCTACGATGCCCTGTACGAACCCATAGCGCGCAGCGTCATGGGTTCAATACTTTGCTGGACGGGGGAGATTGACGGCCAACTGGCCGCCATCCTCGGTGTGTCGCCCGTCAGCGTGCTTGGCGGCATCGGCTCCCCCTGGATGCTAGGCACCGCCGTACTGGACAAGCACTCGCGTGTCCTTGTGCGCGAGACACCCCGCTACATTGCCAGAATGCAGCGGGCATTCCCCACTCTGGAAAACTACGTCCACGCGGAGAACGCGAGCAGCATCCGGTGGTTGCGCAGGCTGGGGTTTACCCTGCACCCGGCGCAACCCTACGGCGCGCACGGGGCAATGTTCCATCGTTTTGAGAAAAGAGCCTAGACCATGTGTTTACCTGCCGCTATCGCCGCAGCTGGCCTGACAGGTGCGCAGGCCACCACCTTAGCGTTGTCCGCCGTGGGCACAGCTGTGTCTGCAGTAGGTGCTTACAACCAAGCCTCTGTGCAGCGCCAAGTTGCAAACAACAACGCGCAAGTAGCCGAGTGGCAGGCGCAAGACGCCCAGCGCCGCGGCGAGACCGAAGCAGCAGCGGTGCAGCGCCGTGCTGCAGCGTTCAAGTCCAGCCAGCGGGTAAGCCTCGCCTCAAAAGGTCTTGACCTGAACAGTGGCACCGCTGCGGACTTGCAGGACGAAACCGACTTCTTCGGCCAGATAGACACCGACACCACCCGCAACAACGCCCGCAAAGAAGCGTGGGCGCTGCGTGCACAGCGCGCCAACTTTCAGGCCGAAGCAGCTGCCTCACGCCCCTGGATGGCCGCTGGGGGCACGTTGCTGTCAGGCGCCGGTCAAGTCGCTGACCGCTGGAACAGCTACCGCAACCCAACCGTTCGTTAAACATGGCAACCGTTCCCGTATACCAAGGCCCCCAAGTTCGTGAACAGGCCCTGCAAGGGGGGTTCCAGCGCGCACCAGATGTAGGCAGTGACCTGCAACGGCTTGGCCAGGGGCTTTCCAGTGTGGCCACTGCCATTGACCGCGAAGCGCTGCGCCAAGACCGCGCCTTGGCAGACGACACCGATGCCAAAATAACCAGCGCCTGGCTGCAATGGGATAGCGAGAACCGCAACAAGTACCGGGGCCAGAATGTTGACGGCTACACGCAAGCCGCACAGGACTGGTGGAAAAAGGCCGCCGAGGAGTACGGCCAAGACCTGAACCCGCGGGCCAAGTCTTTGGCGTCGCAGACACTGTTGCGCAAGCAGAACAGCGCCATTGGCAACGTCATGCAGTTTGTGGGCGCCGAGAAAGAACGTCACGCAGACGAAAGCGCAGCGGCGCGTATCAGCAGCACCATTCAGTTTGGTGTCACAACTGGCGACACCGCAGGCGCCGCGCAGCAAGTGCGCCAAGCGCTTGCCGAAGTGGGCGCACGCAAAGGCTGGACGACCGAGCAAGTGCAGGCCGAACAGCTCAAGAACCTTGGTGCGCTGCATCTTGCCCAGATCACTAAACTGGCCGAGCAAGACCCAGAAAAGGCGCACGCCTACTACGACCTTAACAAGGCCGAGGTGCCTGCGTCTAACCAGCCCCGCGTTGAAGAAGTGCTCAAGGGCGAAGCAGACAATCAGTTCGCTACTAAATTTGCAGCAGAGAACGCAAGCAAACCCTTGTCAGAACAGCTTTCAGAAGCTGGCAAAATTACCGACCCGCAGCGCCGCGCTAAGACCTTGCAGCAGGTCAAGCTGAACCATGCCGCAGTGCGCGAAGCCGAGGCAGAACGCGAACGGCAAGCCGCGGACCAAGCGTGGCAGCTCGTGGGCCAAGGACGCAAAGTGCCCGAAGTGCTGTTGTCGCAGATGGATGGTCGGGGCCGAGTGCAACTGCAAGAGCACTTGCAGGCCCGCGCCGAGCGCCTGGCCAAGCAAGGCAACACCCCGGTAAAGACCGACCCTACGTTGCTTGCCAAGGTGTACGACCTGGCCCGCGACAACCCCGACGAGTTCAAGAAAATACCACTAGTCTCTTTGACAAACGGTATTGGTGGCTCTGACCTCGAGCAGATTGCCAGGTTGCAGCGCGACCTTGGCAAGCCGGACAAGGAAAAGGACGTGGCCACCACCACGCAACTGCTGTCCACCTACACCGGCGGTTGGCAGCCAGAGAAGCGCGCCAAGTTCCAGAGCGCAGCGTTTGACGAGCTTGCGCGGTTTGAGCGCGAGAAAGGCAAGCCCGCTAGCTTTGAAGAAAAGCGCAAGCTGCTTGACCGCCTCATGCTGGATGGCGAGGTGCTGTCGGGCTCGTGGTACATGAACGACCCCAACAAGAAACTCTACGAAGCCACGCCCGAGGAGCGCAAGCGTTTTGCCCCCACAATAACGTCTGACGACCGCAAGCTAGTGCGTGCTGCACTAGAAGCCGAAGGCGTTAAGAACCCAACTGAAGCCCAAGTACTGGAACGCTTCAAGCTGGCGAAAGGCATCAAGTGAGCGACAACCCGTTTTCCCTGACAAACATTAGCGCCGATACGTCCTTGCCCCCGAGCGAGGGCAACCCGTTTAGCCTTGATGCTATCGAACGCGACCGGGGGCAAGACCTGCGCAACAAGCTACGTGGCGCAGTAAGCGTTAACCCTGACGAAGCAGCGGAGGCAGACAAGCTGGCCAAGCGCTACCCCGCCCCGCAAGACGTGCTTGCCCGCAACCTGACAGACGTGCGCTTGCAGGCAGCGGTTGACGCTGCCGACGAACAACTGCGCACCAGCCCCAAGCTGGCGCAGGCGTTGCGCGATAAGACTTGGCTAGCGCAGCAGGCGCACGACGACTTACCCACTTTGTCGTCTCTTGAAAAGACCATCGCGAAACGTGCAGACCGCACGCTGCTGGGCACAGGCGGTGACATTCTTGTCACCGCGACCAAAGGTGCAGTGGGCCTGCCGCAGTCGTTTGTTGGTTTGGCTGACATTTTTGTCAACGCTCCCGGGATGCCAACCTCAACGGTGGGCAACGCGCTCAAGGCGCTTGGCATCACCTCTGACGGGCGGGTGTCTGTGGGTAAGGCCGTAGAGTCCTCTGGCATCCGTTTTGAGGATACGCAGGCGTTCTTGGATACTCTTTATTCCCCGGCGCAGCAGCAGTCCAACGAAGCCGTAGCCGAGGCCAAGGGGTTCTTGGATACGTTGGGCGCCATGCTGGAAAACCCCAGCACCATCGCCACCACCGTAGGTGAATCTGCCCCCCAGATGCTGGGCGGGGCGGGGGTAGGGCGGGCGCTTGTTGGTGCAGCGCCCAAGATAGCCCCCTGGCTGGCCGCCGCTTTTGGTGAAGGCGTCATGGGCGCAGGGTCTGCTGCAGAGCAAACCCGCCAAGAGACAGAGGACGGCGTGCTGTCTGCAAAGCAGACTTTTGCCGCCGTCATGTCTGGCACTGGCACCGCACTTTTTGGCACAGCAGGTGGGCGCGTCGCCCGCCGCCTTGGCCTGGCTGACATTGACACCGCACTGGTTGCCCGTGGTGTAGACGAGGCTTCGGCCAAGACCCTCAGAACCGGCTTTGCTACCGCCATCGCAAAAGCCGGGGTGTCCGAAGGGGTGTTCGAGGAGTTGCCACAGTCTGTACAAGAACAGATGTGGCAGAACTGGGCCATGGATAGGCCGCTCGGGCAGGGCGTAGGCAAGGCCGCAGCGCAGGGCCTACTCGCAGGCTTGACCATGGGCGGCGGCTTTCAGGCGGTTACCGAAGCTGGCCAGCGCATAGACGCCGTGGTAGCCGAACGCAACGCCAGCGTGCAGCAAGCGCAAGACGCGGGACAAGACCTGCAAACCGCTATGCAGGCTGCGTCGCAGTCCAAGCTGCGCGAGCGCAACCCCGAGACGTTCAAGCAGCTTGTGCAGCAAATGGTCGAGGAAACTGAGGGCGCACCCACTTCGATCTTTATCGACGCCAGCGTGCTCGCCCAATCAGGCGTTAACGTAGCCGAAGCGTTCCCCAGCGCCGCAGAGCAGATCGACGCGGCCTTGGCCAGCAACGGCATGGTGGAGATTGCCCTAAGTGAAGTACTGACCGCAGTGCCCGGCACGCCCTTGGAGCAAGTGTTCTTGCAGAACGCACGGGCCAGTCAGACAGCACTGTCTATGGTCGAGGCGCAGCAAGCCAGCGAACAGGCCGAGGCGTTCATTCAGCAAGAGGCAGCGCGAATCACGCAGCAAGCTGCCGACCAACAGGCCTGGGCCGCTGACGCCGAGACCGTCAAGACAACCCTGCTGGATCAACTCAATACCGCAGGGCGGTTTACCCCTGACGTAAACGAAGCGTATGCCACCTTGGTGCGCGACTTCTACAGCGTCATGGCTGGGCGTATTGGTGTCACTCCCCAAGAGATGTACCAGTGCTACCCGCTGCGCGTGGGCGCTGGTGGGCAGCAGGGGGCGGTGTTGGATCA